GGCTTAGATTCTTGGGGCTCACGATCTAAGCCTCTGCCAAAATTGGGAGGAGGGGTATTAAAATGACTAAAGGAAGACTACCAAAGTTAAGGGAGATGAAGGCTCTCCAGGGAACAGATCGGAAGGACCGGCAGGTTGACCCTATTGAGTTTACTATTATCAATATTGTTCCTAAACCTGAGGTGTGGCTCGATGCTAAAGCAAAAAAATATTTTAAGAATTTCTGCAGGCTTCTTATTGAGAAGCAGCTGCTGACTAACGCCAATATAGGACATGTAGTAATTATGGCTCAGGAGTTCTCCACTTATGAGAAAGCAAACAGGGAGCTGCAGAAAAAAGAGAATGGCGAAGTTATCACAACCAACACCGGATACAAACAACCATCTCCCTGGATAGCCATCCGGAATAATGCCCAGCAAAATTACAGAAACATTGCTTCGTTGTTCGGGCTGGATCCTGTCTCGGCAATGAAAGTGGGCGGAGCGAAAAAAGCGCCTAAGGATCCTTTTGAAGAAATGCAAAATAAGTACAACCAATAAATCTTAAACTATGAAAATCGAAATGCAATTAGCAAAGAAACTTTATCCCGAGGCACCAGCATGGTTCCAAAGGGAATTAGAGGATTCGTTTGGCAAAAAATATTTTAGAAAGAGAGACTTCACTGAAATTAAATGCTTCGAAGACGCCTGTGAGGAGTTGGGAATATCAACCGAACAATTCTCGGGCGTAGAAACATCAGACGAAGAAGCCTATAAGAAACTTAAAATTGTAATCCAGGCGATCAACCAGGGATGGACTCCGGACTGGACCAATAGCAATGAGAAGAAATGGTGGCCATATTTTAATTTGTCTTCCGGGTTCGGTTTTTCGTGTACGTATTACTACTACGATTACCCGGGTTCGTATGTCGGTTCGCGCCTTTGCTTTGAATCTCAGGAAAAGGCCGCATATGCAGGAAGGCAATTTCTGAATTTATACAAAGAGTTTTTAACCTAATACATTAATCTCATGGTAACTAAAACAAAAAAATCAGTAAAAAAAGAGAAGGGATTTAATTACAAGACAATTAAAACATTTGAGGATGCTTGTAAAAAACTGGGAGTAGATCCCACAAAACTTCCTGATGTCTCTGGTATCCTGGAAGAGTTTGCAAAACCGATTATTGCTGCTTATAAACTGATGATAATTTTTAAGGCAATTAATAACGGATGGAAACCAAATTGGAGTAATTGGCAACAATATAAATATTATCCATGGCTTGAAATTTTGTCTTCCGGGTTCGGTTTTTCGGTTACGTATTACGGCTACGGTAACACGGATACGGTTGTCGGTTCGCGCCTTTGCACCGATACTTCTGAGAAGGCTATGTATATAGCCACGCAGTTTGAGGATCTGTACCAGGATTATTTTCTTTATTCCGAATAATTAATACCGGTTGTATGCTGAGAGAGCTGTCAGTTTTGTCTTCCAGGTTCAGTTTTTCGAATACGAATTACAACTACGATAACACGAATACGAATGTCAGTTCGCACCTATGCAATAACTGCAGTATAAACCCTGCCCACACGGCAAAAAATAAACTAATAAACGAGAGCGCTGGTACCTTAAGGGAAGGCGATCTTTTGCAAGCAAAGGCATGAAGAGATTAAATAATTTATACGAGCGGATCTGCAGCATCGAAAACCTTATGTTGGCAGATTCTATTGCCCGGAAAGGTAAGTTAACTCAGCCCGGGATTCTGAAGCATGACCAGAACCGCGAGAAGAATATTCAGGATCTGCATATTATGCTAAAGAATAAAACCTATAAAACATCTGCATATACAACCTTCACAATCTATGAACCAAAGGAAAGACTCATATTCAGGCTTCCATATTATCCAGATCGCATCGTTCATCATGCTGTAATGAATGTTCTGGAACCAATCTTTGTATCGGTGTTTACCGTAGATACTTACAGTTGCATTAAAAAACGGGGTATTCATGCAGCTGCGAGAGCTGTAAAACAAGCATTAAAGGATATTCCTGGTACCCAATACTGCCTGAAGCTCGACATTAAAAAGTTCTATCCGAATGTGGACCATAAGATACTTAAGCAGCTTCTGAGAAAAAAGATTAAAGATAAGGACCTATTATGGCTGCTCGATGGAATAATTGACAGTGCGGATGGCCTCCCCATCGGGAACTACCTGAGCCAGTACCTGGCTAACTTCTACCTGACATATTTTGACCACTGGATGAAAGAGAACCGGCATGTGAAATATTATTTCCGGTATGCCGACGACCTGGTAATATTATCGGACAGCAAGCCATATTTACACCAGCTGCTCTCGGAGATCCGCAAGTACCTGCAGAATAATCTCAACCTGATTGTTAAAGATAACTACCAGGTATTCCCAGTCGATAGCAGGGGGATTGATTTTGTTGGATATGTTTTTCGGCATTCACATATTCTTCTCCGAAAAAGCATTAAACAAAGTTTTGCCAGGGCGATTGCACGGAATAATAACCCTCAATCCATTGCATCCTACACTGGCTGGGCAAAGCATTGCGACAGTAAAAACTTATTAAACAAATTATTACATGAACCGGTTTAGTCAATTTAATATAAAACCTGCGGCCAAAGGCTTCGAGGGAGATAAGGTTAAGATGGCGAAGATACTTAACAGGGAGATTACAGTTCATGCATTTAAGATTGAGGAATCGAAAGTAACGGCATTTAAGGAGAAAGGATCCAATAAATGCTTACACCTACAGATCTCTTTTAACGACGAAATGCATATCGTTTTCACTTCATCGGTCGGGCTCATTGAAACCATTCAGCAGGTACTGATTAATAAGTTTCCATTTACCACGACAATTATTGAAGAAAACGATAGATATCTATTCACTTAATAACCACTACCATGAAACAGTATTGTTATTTCAGTAGAATTACAGCGGACCACTGGACTTCTAAAAACAGGTTAGAAGATGCTGCTCATAAACTTGCGCAGAAAATGGATCGTAAGATTCTTACCGATTCCGAAGTGCCTTCATTTAAAAAGGAATTTCAACAAGCGATCGATGAGCTTAACCAAGAATATAAAAGATGCAAGCCATTAAGATTTAGCATTTCTAATTGCTTAAGTAAGAGTGGAGATATTATAATTTATTGCGATGGTGTATTTCACATGAGTTTATTCCTGGCGAAATGAAGTGTAAGAAATCAGATTATAATTGTGTTTATCATGCCTGTATGTCAAATGACTGTCAGAAAACGGAGGTATTAAAATCAACTTCTCACTGGGGCCCGGGAAGGTGTGAGAAACAATTCTACACTCTTAAAACATCGGGTTATTCTTTCATCTGCCCGGCATGTTCTTCACAAGTAAGAAAGGGAGATATCTATTATGAAAATACCGAGGGCGCTAAGTTCTGCCTGTGTCAACTTCCGGCGAGAAGATTAAAAAAATTATCAATCACACCATAATACCAGGTAAAAGAATAACATGCCAATCAAAGCAGAAAATAAGAACAGGTACCCCAAAAACTGGCCAGAGATCAGGGAGAAGATTCGTATGAGAGCCAATGATAAATGCGAAACATGTGGTGTTGTGAATCATTCCAGAATTAACAAGCTAACCAGGGAGATTTGTCTCTCAGACGAGGAAGACGCAATAAGGGTTGTTTGCACGGTTGCTCACCTGGACCATACTCCTGAAAACTGTGGGGAAGAGAATCTAAAGTTGTTATGTCAGCGCTGTCATAACAGATATGATATAAAGCATCGGAAGGAGACGCGCTTAAATACCAGAATGAAAGATCAGATGCAATTAAATTTTAACATAGGAATATTTAACGATGATCCCTTCCTGATGACAATTACTTTCTCCAGTGGCGAAATGATAAAGATTACCAAATATTAAAAATAATGAAAGGCACAAAAGTTCTGATAATAAATTATAACCGGCTGACACTCCCGAAGAATATGGCGGAATGGGTTGTTGCTCATGGATGCGACCCGGTATTTATAGATAATGCAAGTGACTATCCGCCATTACTGGAATACTACAAGAACTCTCCATTCAAGGTAATAAGGATGAGCCGGAACCACGGGCATACTGTTATATGGAAGATCCGCAATATCATCCGGGCGCTGAACATTACCGACAGGTTTATTATGACAGATCCGGACCTTGATCTCTCCGGGATCCCGGGAGACTTCCTTTCGGTATTAAATAACGGACTCGATAAATATGCGGGTTTTGATAAATGCGCACTGAGCCTGGAGATAGAAGATCTTCCTGATACAGCAGAGGGTAATTTTATCAGAGAGCATGAAGCCGAATACTGGACCAAGCCTCTTGATGAGGATTACTTCTATGCAGATACAGATACCACTTTCGCATTATACAGGTGGCCGCTCGGCGCTTATGGACACAGCGCCATCAGGACCAACCGGCCATACACCGCGAAGCATGTTCCCTGGTATTACAGGAACCTCAGGGATATACCTGAAGATGAGAAATATTATTTTAAGAGCGCTACGGCAAGCAGCAGCGGCAAACAAAGACTCGAACAGTTATGAAATTAGCTATCCTTACACCATCCAGGAGCAGACCTCATGGTTTGTATAAATTCTTCGACAGTATTAATGAAACTATTTCGGGAAAGCATTGCATCGATCTGATTATAAGGATCGATAAGGATGATCCAATGTTTAATGAATACTATGAAATGTTCCTAAGGATGCGCGGCGAAGCAAGACCAGGTCTGTCTGTGATATTTATGTATAAAGAAAGAGAACGGCTTGCAGTGATATGGAACTCTATGATCCCGCTTACAGATGCAGACTGGTTTGTTTGTGGTAACGACGATGAGATCTACCTGACCCCGGAGTGGGATGTGATATTTTTTAACAAGGTTTCGCAATATACTCACCCTTATCACATGTTCTGGTTCGACGATGGGTTGCAGCATGGTAATCATGCAGCCTTCCCGATTGTGTCGAAAGAGTGGATCGCTGCCCTGGGATATTACTTCCCTGAGATCTTCATTCATAATTACGTGGATAACTGGGTGCTTGATATTGCTTACCGGCTGGGAACCGCTGTTTATGTTCCCGAGGTAAAGCACCAGCACCTGCATTATTCATTAAACCTCACAGAGTTCGACAAGACTTATGCCGACGGACAGGCAAATGATTCGAATGGCAGAGACAGAGCTCTTTATATAAACACCGAGAGGGAGCGCATTAAATGTGTAGAAATCTTAAAACAAAAAATATGGGATCTGGAGCATTAATAACACTGGGTAAAATTTATATAAGCGAGTTCCTGCCGGCAGGCGCCCATCCGAGTTACGAACCGCACGACCTCGTTCTTGAAATGGATAAGGATGGAGCTGCACATCTTTCTGAACATGTGCCGGTAAATAAGATGTTCGGTAAATACTGGTACAGGTCCGGCACAAACGAAAGTATGCGCAGGGCTCTCGAGGATGTGGTAAGGAGCATTACCAGTCTCCCCGAGCGCAGATCCGGAGTGTGGCTCGATATAGCCAGCAACGACGGGACCCTTTTGAGTTTTGTTCCTGAATCATTCGAGCGCATTGGCATAGATCCCTGCGAAGTTAGTTTTCTCGAGGAAGCCAGAAAGCATGGTACCATTATCCAGGATTATTTCAGCGCAGATTCTTATGCCAGAGCTACTAAAAAGAAAGCAAACGTAATTACAAGCATTGCCATGTTTTACGATGTGGTTGACCGCGAGCAGTTTCTTGAAGATATTTACGATACTCTTGCCGATAATGGGCTTTGGGTATTGCAACTTAGTTATACTCCGCTAATGCTGCGCCAGCTCGCATTCGATAATATCTGCCATGAGCATTACTATTACTACTCGTTAAAAAACATTAAGAGACTTTTTGAGAGATATGGCTTTAAGATAATGGATTGTGTGCTTAACGATGTTAATGGGGGAAGCTTCAGGTTATATGTTATGAAATCAAGTGCGAACAATGAGGCTTTTGCCGGGAAGCCATACAGGGATGTTTGCGATATGAGAATTGATTCACTTCTCGAACTTGAGGAAACGATAAAGCCTGATGCTCCTTTTACCTGGCTGGTATTTCTGAAAGACATTCTTAAGCTTGGGCGGGAATTAAAAGATTTTATTGTAGCGCAAAAGGCTATGGGAAAGACAATTTGGGGTTATGGCGCATCGACAAAAGGCAATACACTCCTGCAATACTTCGATATAAATTCCGGACATCTGGACGCCATCGCGGATCGGAGCCCGTACAAGCAGGGACTTTATACAGTGGGTACCAACATTCCAATAAAAAGCGAGGAGGAGATGCGCCAGGCGGATCCCGACTATCTTTTTATTCTCCCGTGGCATTTTATTGATGAGTTTGTTGAACGCGAAAAGGAATACCTGTTTAAGGGCGGCGCCTTTATTGTGCCCTGCCCGAAACTTAAAATAATAAGCCGGCAGGCAACCGACGGGGAAATTGAGAGCTGGGTTTATTCGAACACATACCAGGAGACGAGCCCTGAGATTGAGGCTTATATAAGGAAACTCAAAAACTGCAGAAAATGACAGGGATAACAGTGGTATATAACACAGCTGATCTTTTTGAGATTGCATATAACAGCTTCAGAAAGTTTTATCCAACCATGAGGCTTATGATAATCGACGGGAGTGAAAAGAATAACGCCTGTCATAATTATATTGCCGGGCTAAGAAATAATGCGAACAATGTATGTATCCAGTTTAACTACAATATCGGGCACGGACGAGGGATGAATTACGCACTGCGGAAATGCGGAACAAAACGGGCCCTGGTATTTGACAGCGATATTGAAATACTCCAGGATCCTCTCCCTGAAATGGAGAAGCTGATGACTCCTGATACCTATGGCACCGGATGGGTTTATGAGATCGGGCGCGATGGGTACGATTACGGCACTCCCGGCTTTAACCATAAGGAGCCGATACCATACATGCACCCTTATTTTATGCTTCTGAATGTTGAGCAGTATTTTAAGTATTACAGGTTTGTTCACCACGGAGCTCCATGTTATAAGGCAATGGTGGACCTGTACGATAAAGGGCAATCGTGGAGGGTTGTTTCCTGCCCTATACTTACCGGACATACGAGCGGAGAAGGGATGAACTGGAAGGGAAAGCCTAATCCTTATGTTAAGCATGACTTCGGGGGAACGCGGATGAGCAACAAGAAACAGGGCAAGGGAGAAATAGAAGGAACCTGGGAATAAAACAAACATTATGAAACTTCACATTATAGCAACGGCATTCAACAGACCACTTGAGCTCCAGAGACTGGTTTATGATTTACTTCTTCAGACTGATCCGAACTGGACGCTCCATATTATCCACGACGGACCGGTGCTTAAGAAAGTAGTGGATTCGATAAATTCCCTGAAGGATCCACGGATTGAGTTTATAATTACTCCGAAGGTGAATGGGTTCTGGGGGCACCCTAACCGGAGCAGGATGCTTAAAGAGATACAGGGCGATCCTGATGATTATGTTCTTATTACGAATGATGATAATCAGTACATTAAAATATTTGTGGAAACATTCTTATCGTTTGGTTCTCCGAGTGTTGGGATAATCTATTGCAATACGATTCATAACTATATCGACTATGAGATACTTTATACCAGGATAAAGGTCGGACATATAGACATGGGTTCTTTTGTAGTGAAGCTCGATGTTGCAAAGAAGGTTGGCTTCAAGCATACTGTTGAGGTTGCTGACGGGATGTACGCGGAAGAATGTGCGCTGTTCTGTAAGAAGAATAAAATGAGGATAAAGGGAATTAATAAGGCACTCTTCATTCATAATTAGAAAAGGATAGTTATGGGTAGGTTAATTGTAGTTTTTAAGTGTAAATGTGGATCTGATAAATGCTATAGAGAACCAGCAATGGTGGACCTGACATTTTATGAAGGACATTTTCACTGTTTAAAATGCAACCAGGAATATGATTATTCAGACGAAGAATTACAATTAATAGAAGTGGCAGTTCAATTAACATTATTTTAATGATCCGGTCCGCAGAGAAATATATTGCCGATGTGCTTTCGGGGAAGGTGGTTGTTTCTGAAACGACCAGGCTCACCTTTACCAGGCATGACCAGGATAAACGGGTGGCTCCTGAGAACGGCTGGTACTTTGACAAAAAGGCTGCGGAGAGGATCTTTGATTTCTGTACTCTTCTGAAACATTCTCCGGATAAGCGTTCATGGGTGAGGTTCGAGCCGGAACCGTGGCAGGCGGCGATTATGTATATTATCTTCGGATGGAAGAAAAGAGACGGCACCCGCCGGTTTAACTATGCCTACATAGAGATCCCGAAAAAAAACGGGAAGACAACTTTTGCAGCTGTGTTCGCAAACTATCTTCTATTCTTCGACGGGGAAGAGGAAGCAGAGGTTTACCTCGCTGCAACCGTGGAGAAACAGGCGCACATCTGCTTCGATAAGGCAAAGCGCATGATAGAGAAATCGCCATCGCTGGCAGCACGTGCAAAAGCTCTTACTAATAATGTCAGTATCCAGGCAACGGGTTCGAAGATGGAACCACTCGGAAGGGACTCTGAGAGCATGGAGGGTATCAACCCATCGGGCGCTGTGATAGACGAATACCATGTGTTTACCTGGAAGAATAATTTTGTTTTTGAAAATATCCAGAGTGCCACTGTAAACAGAAAGCAGCCGCTGGTAGTAATAATTACAACATCCGGAAGGGATAAGGATCTGCCGTGCTTTGAATACCGTAATCTTTGCATTGAAATTTTGAAAGGGATCAAACGCCAGGATGATACGTTTGCAGTAATATATACCCTCGATGATTCTGATGACTGGAAGGATCCACTGGTGTGGAAGAAGGCAAATCCCAACTGGGATATCTCCGTTCTTCCAGACCGGTTCGAGGATGAATTTAAGGGAGCTCTTAACTCGAGGACAAAAGAGGTTGCTTTTAAAACAAAGAACCTAAACCTCTGGGTTGATGCTCCGACCGTCTGGATCCCGGATGAGCGATGGATCTCCTGTACTCATGGATTAACTTATGAGGACCTGAAGGGACAGACCTGTTATGCCGGGTTGGATCTGGCGAGTCATGTTGATATAAATGCCCTGGCATTATTCTTTCCTGATGTAAAAGGGCATCCGGCATTGAGAATGTTCTTCTGGCTGCCTGATGAGAAGATAAAAGAGAAAGAGGACCGTGTTGATTATGCTTTATGGGCGAAACAGGGTTATATAATCACCACGCCCGGGGGCATTATTGACGTGGACCAGCAGAGCGAGGATCTTCTTGCAGCTCTACAGGGATACAGGATCGAAGGGCTCGCTTATGATCCATATATGGCACACCACGGAATAATTCAGAATCTTCAGAAGGGTGGCTTCCCTGTTCAGCGCCTGGATCTGTATGCACAGAGTTTAAAAAATATGAGCGCTCCAACAAAAGAGTTTGAGAAGATGGTTATGAGCGGTGTGCTCGAGCATTTTGACAATCCGGTATTAAGATGGATGCTGCGGAATGTTCAGATACTTACAGACACTAACGAAAATATTAAGCCGGATAAAAAGCGGAGCCGCGAGAAGATAGATGGTATTGTGGCGGCAATAACGGCTATTGGAGAATATATAACACTGACCACCGGGGAACCGGAACATAAGGAGATTTATAAAGACCATTCATTAAGATTTTTGTAAAAGAAACAACCCCCTCGCCGCTAACGCGGCACTCCCCCTGAAGGGGGAGGAAACGAGGGTAATAGATAGTGATATGAAGACATATACCAAGCCTGAAGTAAAGAAAATTGAGATTGATGCCGACGTTATTCGGATGTTAACAAAACAGGGTTTTGTAGATCTGTTCTGGGAACGGCTTTGCGAAGCGCGTAAGATCGAGCCATCTACTACCCAGGAGGCGGTGTTCGATGCTATGAACGAAAAGTACTATAATGCCATTGGGTGTACCAGGTATTCGTGTTATGATTCTTTCAGACAGAGACTAAATAAATAAATTGTAAATTTGTAAAAATCGTAACCTATGAAGATTGAATTTAAAAAAGAATGTAAAGACAGTTATACCGTTAAAGCAAACGACAAGGATTATTCTGTTTATCTTGAGCCACATAATGTTGATGATAAAATAGATACATATATAGTCTATGTAAGAGACTTTGAGTTTTGTTGCTCCATATTTTATTCGGAGATGGTAATCAGACAATTAGAAACAAATTTAAAAATATTCGAAATACTAATCGGAGAATTTGAGATAATTAAGAGTAAAACTCCACGGCCACAAAAATAAGAACATCCCCACTTGCCCCCTTCGAAGGGGGAATTGAAAACCCCCATCCCGCCTGGCATTCAGGCGGGTTTTTTATTTTAGTAAACAATGTTCCAGTGATTAGTCATTTTGCCAGTCGAACTTTGTAGTTGCAGGTTGATCTGGAATTTCAGATAGTTTAAAGACAGCGATGAAATGAAAAGAAGATGAAGTTAAAATTACGTGATCGCCTTTCTGTAGCAGCTAATATAATAAGACGCGGCACTTTCGTAATGCCGGTTTCGGAACACAAAGCCGAATTTCCTTTTGGCGGTATCACCAATGCAGGAGTAAGCGTAAACGCAACCAGCGCTCAAAAGTTTTCTGCGGTTTTTGCCTGTGTAAGAACTTACGAGCAGGTAATGGCTTCGCTGCCGATAAGGATAACCGGAAAAATAGACGGAAAGATTTCTGATATAAAAGAAGGGGAACTTTATAATCTTCTCCAGTATCCCAATAAATATTTAAACAGATTTTCATTCATGGGGTTAATGAACGCCCGCGTTCAGTTACATGGAAACGCAGTGGCGGTAATTATATTTGATAAAAAAGGAAACCCTGTTGAATTAATCCCTGTTGAGTGGAGTTCGGTAAATATAAGACTTATAAAGAATCAGCCCGTTTATGTTATAAATGATCCCGAGACGGGCATAGTTGGTCCGTATTTATACTGGCAGGTTATTCATTTTAAAATAAATACCAGAAACGGTTGGATTGGAATGAGTCCGATTTCGGCAGCCAGGGAAGCTATTGGGCTTGGGCTCGCTGCCGAAAGCTTTGGCAGTGATTTCTTTCAGAAGGGAGGTAATGTTAAGGGCGTACTGGAAACAGAGGGACATATTCCGGATAAGGAATTTGACGCATGGAAAAAAAGGTATGATAAATATTATACCGGAGCCGCCGGCGACCATACTACTCCAGTCCTTGAATATGGGATGAAGTATAAACAACTGGGTATTGCGCAGAACGATGCGCAGTTCCTGGAAACTCGAGTTCACCAGATTCAGGACGTTGCAAGATTCTTTGGATTGCCCCCCAGTGTAATAGGCGAGAACTCGAGGAATACATTCACCAACGGGGAACAGCAGGATATTCAGTTTGTGAAATACGGTCTCTCGCCTTTATGCAAAAGCGAAGAAACAGAGCTTGAGTTTAAGCTTTTAACAAGAGATAACCAGGAGAAATTTGATATCAAATTCAATCTAAACGGATTGCTGCGTGGTGATATGATAACACGTGCAAGGTTTGGCCAGATAATGGTTCAAAGCGGAACATATACGCGCAATGAGGTTCGGGAGATTGAAGATATGGCTCCGCTTGATGGTCTTGATAAGCCACTGGAGCCAGCATTTCTGACTGGAAAAACAAATAATCAGAATTTAAATACAGATACAAATGCCCAAAAATAAAAAATTAACATTTGGCCAGGTGAGGGATATACCGGCAGGTGCAGAAGAATCGAGAATAATCCCGGTTATTCTGAGTACGCCACAGAGAGACAGGCACCATACTGTATTAAACCAGGAGAAATGGATGCTCGACAGTTTCAGGACTAATCCTGTAGTAGGATATATGCATAATCTGTATGGGGATATGTGTAATGCCCCGGATCCGGACGATGTAATTGGCCAGGATAAAGGGTTAAATCTTGAGATGGTTAATGATATGCTTTCCCTTACTGGAAGTACGATGTTTGATCCGGCGTCTATTAATCTTAAGGCTGAAAAAATATTCAGGAAAATGATATTAGGATCCCTCAGGGCTATATCGGTTGGATTTATGGACATCGGGATGGGGAACTGGGGCTCTGGCGATGAAGCCGAAGGAAGAGATAATGAGACATTTTATTTTGGAGGTCAGGAATTACTTGAATATTCTGTAGTTAATATTCCATCCAATTCAGGAGCGGGGAAGCGTGATCTCGGATTTCTTAGGGATCAGACTCATGCAGCAATTATGTACGCTTTCAGGGAATTAGGAAAAAACTTCAGGCTTTCTCAAATTGAAAATATGCGTGTAAGAGACATATTGGATCTTCTGGATGGGAAAGATATTGAATTACTGGAAACAGATCCTGATAAAGTCAGAAAAATATTACAGGAAGAGGAAGCGAAAAAAGCCGCCAACTCGATAATTGATGAACAAATAAAAAGATTTAAAAGCGGAAACAGGCCTTCTTAGGCATTTATCAATAATTAATAACTAAAACAAAAATGAACAGCAAAGAATTAAGACTGAAGCTGGAGGCCCTTAAAAAGGAGCTTGAGACAATAGCTAATAAGAAGGCCTCTGAAATCACCGACGAAGATCGCGGTGCATGGATTGCAAAAAGAACTGAGTACGACGAAATTGCAACACAGTTGCGTGTCGAGCTCGAGCGGGAAGAATTTACAAAATCCCAGGCTGGCGCCGGTAATGGCATCAGTGTAAAAGACCAGGCAGATCTGCAACGTTTCTCGTTCCGCAAGGTAATTCTTGCAGGACTTGGCCACGCTAAACTTGAGGGCATTGAACTTGAAATGCACCAGGAGGCGATAAGAGAAGCCCAAGGAGAAAACAGAATTGTACGCGGGATTGGTATTCCGTATTTATTGCTTTCAAAGAGAGCAATGAAACGCGCGTCAACCGGTCAGAACGTAACCACGGCTGCCGATGGTGGATACCTGGTACAGGAAGAACCTCTGTTGTATTATCAGGCTCTCAGGGATAAATTACTGCTTCCAGGAATGGGTGCAAAATTTCTGACCGGTCTGGTTGGGGATCTTCCTCTGATCGAAGGGGGTTCGTTTACAGCAAGCTGGCTTGAAGAAGATGGAACCGATACCGCTGCAAAAGCAACCTTTGATGAATTTCTCATGCAGCCTAAAAGGCTTTCAGCAACCGGCGCTCTCTCTCTCCAGCTTTTGAGACAGACTTCAGTTGATGTTGAAAGAATGATCGAAGAAGACCTTATTGCAGCTCATGCGCTTGGTTTACAGGAAGCAGCAATTAATGGATCAGGCACAGCTCCTGAACCCCGTGGAATACTTAACAAAGTAGGAATCGGTTCGGTTGTTGGCGGATCTAATGGTGCATCTCCCACATTTAAGCATATGGTTGATCTGGAAACAGCTGTTGCTATAGACAACGCCGATGGATCTGCAATGGCATATCTTACGAACGCAAAAGTACGTGGCATTCTTAAACAGACAGAAAAAACATCAGCTAACGCATTATATATATGGGATAAGAATGAAGTAAATGGCTATCCTGCATTCGTCACTAATGCTGTTCCCAGCAATCTTACAAAAGGGAATCAATCTGAATTATGCTCCGCAGTGATCTTTGGAGATTTCAGTAAGCTTCATATAGGACAGTGGGGAAACCTTGATATCATAGTAGATCCATATTCGTTGAAGAAAAAGGCAGAGGTTGAAGTGACTGTAATCTCTTATGGAGATATAGGAATAATCCAGCCTGAGGCTTTTGCTGCAATGAAAGACGCAAAGACAGAATAGTTTTTTCATAGGTTAGGTAATTTGGTAAAGGGGCGCTCCGCTTAGCGCTGCGCCCTTTTAAAAATTTTAAAACAGAAGGCAATGGTTACAGTAAAATTCTTAAAGCCACATAGTTCATTTTCCTATTTCGCAGGAGATATCGGAGAGGTGACTCCGGAGTCAGCTGCAAAATTACTGGCAGGTGGATTTATTATTCCAGTCCCTGATGAAATAAAAAGTGAAGAGTTTGAATTAAAGGGCCCTGTTAATCCACTTCCTGAGGATCTTCCGGCAAGAGCTGTATTATTCGAATCGGGATTCACGACAATACTTCAGATTAAAGAGGCTGGTGATTCGCTGCTCGATGCAGGAATAAGCAAGGCTACTTTGAAGAAAGTTTCAAAGTATATAAAAGATAATTACTCGTTCGGCGAATAGAGAAACAACCCCTTTCCCGCTAAAGTGGGATTCCCCCTGAAGGGGGACAAAACGAAGGTACTATGGAAATGAGATATAAGTTAAAGACGGCACCAACACTTTACCCGGCATCGCTGGCGGACCTAAAGCGGAACCTTCGTATTCCGACCACGGATACAGATACCGACCGGGACGCTTTGCTGCAGGACCTGCTTTATGAGGCTATTATTGCTTCGCAGAATGCAACCGGCAGGCAGTACTGTCCGGCGACTTATACTCTTTACCTGGATGCGTATCCGCTGAACGACGAAATTGAAATATCCCTGGGCCCGGTTGATTCTATAACATCAGTAAAATATTATGCACCAGGCGATACAGAGTTAACGGAACTTGATGAGGATAATTACCAGCTCGATAACTCTGAGCTTACTGCCAGGCTTCGCTTTCTCGAATCGTTCGAGGTTGACCAGGAGAGAATGAATGTTATTGAGATTGAATTTATAAATGGCTTCGCTGCTCCCATTGGCAACCAGGCTCCGGCAGTTCCGGTGGATCTGAAACAGGCAATTATCCTCAGGGCAACGGAAGCTTACCTTCGGCCGGAGAATGCGATTCAGAACTTTGGTTTTAGTGTGGCCACTAAGGCTGCGGAGCAGAAGGAGCGGAATTACAGGGTGCAACGATACTAAAAGAAACGACCCCCTGCCCTTCGGGCTGTCCCCCCATGGGGGGACTAAAGTAAGGTAGTAGATAAATTATATGGCACAGGGAATTGACATAGGAAAATTTGACAGGCCGGTTACTATACAGAGTAAAACGGAAACAAAAGACAGCTTTGGGAAACCGACTGTTACTCTGGCTGAATATAAAAAAGCCTATGCCAGTATTGAGCCATCAGAGAATACTGAACAATATTCGACTGACAGGCAGACGGTTTTTTCAACTTTCAAAGTACAGATGCACTACTTAAGTGGCATTACAAATGATATGGTTCTTTATACCCGCGACACACTGGAGTCTTTTGATATAAAATCGGTGATGCCGGTGGATCGCAGGATGTTCATTGAAATGATTGTCCAGAAAATTATAACCTGATGGCAGTTTATAAATGGAAGGGATATGAGCTGAACCTTGAACTGCAGGGTTTTGATAAGCTTGCCCAGATGTTTAAGACACTCCCTGAGAAATTCTCAAATAAAGTAATTATTAAGACTTTACGAAAAGGAGGAACCCTGGTTAATAATGAGATTAAAAAGCAGATTCCGGGGAACATTAAAGGGATTGCCGGAGCATTAAACACAGCTGCACTCGATAATAAAGATAACCCGGCAATAATTGCAGGCTTTTTCCGCAGGCAGAGATACTTTTCGAATAAGACAGGGAAAAAGAGGAAAGCAGATCTGAAACAGAAAGGATCGGCAAAGATGGATGCAGCTACCATTGCTTACTGGTTTAATTATGGAACCATGTCGAACCGGACAGGGGTTTACAGGTTCAGGACTCCGAGGAAGGCAAAAACTGCAGGGCATAAGGGCGGGATCCGCGCGCAGCTCTTTTTTCAGAAAGGAACTGCAGCTGCACTGAAACCAGCTAACGAGGTAGTAACAAAAGAACTGGATAATATATTTCAAAAGGAATTTGAGAAGTTAAACAAATAAGAAACAACCCCCTCGGCCTGGCGGCCACTCCCCCTAAAGGGGGAGGAAGCGTGGGTAATAGGAAGACGATGATAACAGAAGCAGTACAGGAAAAATTGGTGGCAGTTCTTTCAAACTGTTACTCACAGGTCGCTCCAGAAAGCGCTACGGCTCCTTTTATCCTTCATATTGAACGAGGCGAACCGATCAGGGCAAAGGGACCACAGGGATTGATCGGTTATAATTATGAGGTTACCGTAATTATTATTGCTCTCGATCCGGCTACCAGGGAGACTTATGTTAAGAGTTGCATCGATGCACTTGAAGCAATGACCGGAACAACAGTTAAGGGCACGGAGATCCTTGAATGCTTATATCAATCGGATACTCCGCTTTATGACGAAGAGACAGACCTATATGGCACAAATATAATATTCAATGCAATTAGTACTAACAGATAATAATTAATGAGATGAGCGACAAGACACGTGCTTATAATTTTGTAATGAAGGTAGGAGCTCCGGGAGCGCAGTCTGCAAGCCTGCTTATTGCCGGACATACCGATGCGGGATATGATATTACTCCCGAGATGGAGGAAACCCTTATAAAAGCAAATTTAGGGGTGAAACAGCTTGAGGTGATCGGAACCGATGAGCAGTTCACTGTGGATAACCTGCAGATGATAAAGGCAACAGGCGAGAGTGCTTCGCACTACGACTTTGTTGATATCCGTAAGGCTGCCAGGGCAGGATCTCTTCTTCCATTCAGTTATGGCTGGCATTCTTCAGGTAAACCAATTTGCACCGGAACGGTGATGATTTTGAAGTATAACGAGAAAAATGGTGCGAGTGGAATCGGAACCTGGTCGGTAACGGTTAAGGTTATTGGTTCTGTAACCGATACAACCTTCAGCTCATAACATGACCGCCCGTTATATTGATATTGCCGGCCGTAAGATCCGGATCGAGTTCTGCTGGAACACGGTGATTGATTTCCTTGATTATACAGGAATGGATCTCGATAAGTTCATAGGACTGGCGGCAGGCAATGGGATTAATCCACGTATGATAAGACAACTTGCCTGGAGCGGAGCTATTGAGGGGGAGAGACTTGAGGGAAGGGAACTCGGCATGAATGAGATTGAGTTCGGGGCGTTATTGCACCCACAAGAGATACAGGAGATAATGGCAATCTTCGCCGAGCAATTTTCAGGGATAGAGGCAGAAAAAAAAAAGAAGGGGAGGAATCCGTTGGTACACTTCCGCCTTTTTCGATAGGCTATTTTAAGGCGGTTGCTTACGGGCAGATGGGATTGAGGCCTGAGGAGTTCCTGGTGATGCGCCCGGCAGATTTCTGGCTGAAGGTTCAGGGATACAGGGAAACCAGGGAGGAGGATTTTAAAGTGGATGCGGAGCTTACCAGGATGCAGACGACCGAGTTGATAAACATACAGCTTGAACCATATAAAAGATTGAAGCCGGAACAACTCTGGAAGTTCCCCTGGGATAAGAAAAACGAAGATGAACCTGAGTTTGTTACACAGGAAGAGAATGAGGAGAATTTGAGATCGTTAATTGATTCGTTACCTGAATAACCCCCTCGCCGCTAAAGCGGCACTCCCCCTGAAGGGGGAGGAAACGAGGGTAATAGTAAAGAGATATGGCGGGAACAGTACAAACATTTCTGAAGGTCCTTATAGGAGCAAGCACAAAAGGCTTCAAAAAGGATATGGACGATGGCGAAAAGGCTGTTCAGAAATTTGCCTCTGAGACAAAGTCTGCCCTGGATAAGTTTGCTGAAGTCTTTGGCGTGGACCTGGATGAAGCCAGGAAGAAAACAAAGGCTCTCGGCGAAGGGTTGAGCACTCTTGGTAAGGGATTCACTGCATCAGCTGTTGGAACCACAGGATTAACGAAAGCACTTCAAATACTTAAAATGGCTCTAATTTCTACTGGAGTTGGAGCTTTAGTCGTCGCATTGGCAGGACTTGCAGCATATTTTACTCAAACAGAAAAAGGTGCAAAACAATTATCTACAGCCTTAGCGCAGATAAAAGCTGTAGCGCATACTGTTTTAAATAACTTGCTTGCCGTTGGAGAAGGCGTTATTAAAGTAATGGTATGGAAATTCAAAGATGGATGGGGGAAAATAAAAGAAGGATTTAAAGGATTTGGAAGAGATATTCTTGATGCAGCAGAGGGCGCTAAAAGACTTTCAAAAGCAATGTATGAGCTTGCAGAAATAGAGAGAAATTATAACATTTATGCTTCTGAACAAAATATATTACTTGAGGAATATCGTCTTAAAGCCCGAGATATTGATCTGTCAGCACAGGAAAGACTTAATTCCCTGCTTGCAGCTGCGAAAATTGAAAAGAAAATTAACGAAGAAGGATTAAATATTGCAGCAGAGAAAATAGCAAACGCCCAGCTTGCATTGAGTTTAGATTCAGATCTCAAAGAAAATAAGGACGCACTTGCTGCAGCATATATCAACTATAATAATCTTATAGCTCAGTCAATCATCTTCGACAGAACTCTTACCAGAGAAAAAAACACTTTAATAAAAGAGATTAAGGCAGAACTTGCAGCATTAAAAGAAGCCAATGAGATAACCAAGATAGGGGGTGTTGGCTTCTCGATTGCAAAGCCTGACACATCAAAACTTTTAGGTGCCGCCGGCCAGATGCAGGGAGCGACAAAACAAATAGGCGAAATAACATCCGGGCTTAGCGGGGCGAATGATGAACTCCGGGCAATGAACGCCACCATTGAAGATTCAATAGGTAATCTCGCATCGGGATTTGGGGAATGGATGGGGGCTTTCTCTGCAGGGCTTGCAAACTTCAGGGACGCCAGGCAGCTCGTTGGAAGCGCTTTTGGCGATATGCTTATTCAGTTGGGACAGATCTCAATAAAGGCGGGGATTGGAATTGAGGCAATAAAGATGGCTTTCTCGAGTCTGGGTGGTGTTGGCGCCATTGCAATAGGAACAGCGCTTATTGCTTTCGGATCCTCTATTAAAGGATCTATTGCACAAATAAATAATGCAAGATCGGCAGCATCGGCTGGTTACGGATCGGCATCCTCGATGGCAACTGGAGGTGGTTCTCTGTTTTATAATAATTCAACGCAGTCACGGACTAAACTGGTAATAGACGGAACTGTAACTCTTAAGCTTGCAGGGGCAGATTTGCTGGCGATTCTAAATAGCGAGAATACGAGAATTGAAATTGTAACATAATGGCATACGGTTTAAAATATACATTGCTTTGTACAACGCGTAAAGGAAATCTTTACAAGGCGAAGCTTTATTTTAATGGTTATACAGGAGCGGAAATTGACCGGGATGTGCCGGTAAGACCATTCAGGCTTCGCAAGGATAAGGCTTCTGTTGTGAGGGGTACTTCGTTTGAATTTTCAATAAGGGAGAGAACTGATTTTGAATTTCTTGAGTTTTATAGCAATAACTTAAAGAACGTAAAGGTTGAGTTTTGTGATTCATCTGATAATGTTCTCTGGACCGGCTATAACCTTCCCCAACAATACCAGGTTCCTTATACACCTGCTCCGACAAATGTTACTTTCACGGCATCGGACGGGTTGGGATTGCTTAAGAACGAATCTTTCAGCCTGACGGGCAGGAAATCGCAAATGGAAATCATCTGCTATTGTATTGATAAGATAGGGCTTGATCTTGGTTATTCGATTGCCATTACTTTATTTGAATCGCAATTTACAGAAGACCGGTCTCCCCTGGAACAGACTTATGAGAATACAAGTATTTTCAGTGAATTGAATTGCTATGAGGTTATCGAGAATATATTAAAAAAATACAATGCCGAGATTACTCAATGCCGGGGAAGATGGGCAATAACCAGGAAGGCTGACAAAAAAAGCACCAGGATGCTTTATACCCATGAGGGTGTTTATGATACCACTGAAGCTGCTCCGGCAACTCTTAATATGGGGAAAATGGGAGACAGTGGCGTTGTGGTATGGCCGCGGGGTAGTTTACAGTTGAGTATTGAACCAGGTGCAAAACAAGTAAGGATCCGCCATGCTTACGGAAGCAAAGGATCTTATTTTACAAACCCTGCTTTCGGGTGGGATGTAGATGGGGTATTTACTCCTGAGTGCAGATTTAACAGCAATGGGGCTTATGCTTTCCTTCCGGGGAAAAATAATACAGAGCAGTGGATTTATAAGACTATTGCCATTGATAATGCCACGGGAATGGACTTTGTATTTTCAGTGAAAAGTGCGGCGATGGGATCAAAGTCTTATGGCGGACTAAGAGTAAGCGTTCCGATGGCTGTTACGTTTAAGGTAATATTAACGGATGGGGTGGATACTTATTACCTTACCGAAGCCGGATGGACAGAGACAGCATCTTCAATAACAAAGATCACAGCATCAAGACCAAGTGGTGATCCAAAATTTAATGAGCTTACAATAGTTACTCCGGAAATTCCTATAAGCGGCAATATGACCGTTTACCTGGGGAGATACCATTCTATGCACGAGATTAATGATTCGGCATGGGATGTACCAGGGATTGCGTGGGCAGATGTTAATGCTGCTTTTATTGAAGATGGACAGCTTGCAGTTAACGGGCTTGATGTTCTTGCTTCTTTTACAAACAGCACCGAGCCAGGGATACTACCTGACCAGGTGTTAATTTCCGGAGATGCTCCCGCAGATATTCCAAACAGTGACCTATTATTTGACAATATTACTTACAGAGCTGATGGTTCGGTAACAACAGGATGGAAATCTTTATTATTATATCTGATGCTTGCATACGATCTTGCAAGTGATAACAGGGTTGGAAAACAAAAACTCACTGGTGAAATTAAGGGAACAGGAATAAATTTTGACAGTATAATAAGTGATGTTTACAGTTCCAGAGATTTCGAAATATCTGAAGGTACATGGGAGGTTTATGATGAGGTATTTTCAGTAACACTACTGGAACTTCTTGCCTGGAGTAATGAGAATGTAACATTTACAAATATTACCGGAGAAGGATCCACTTCCTCTTCACCATCAACTTCATCGGCAGGGCTCCAGACAGGGACAATACTTATGACCGGAGCTCAGATACTTGCGGAGCTTCTCGAGTCTGACGGTACAGGATCGGGACTGGATGCAGATCTACTGGATGGAAATCATGCAACGGCATTTTCTTTAACAGGACATAACCATAATGATCTTTACCCGGGGATAGCAACGTATAATAATTCTGACTGGGATGAGGCGCACAGCTGGGGGGATTGGGCAAGTAATTTTGGAACTACTACCGGAACCATAACTCAAGGGAATGACTCAAGAGTATTAAACGGACAAACGGCTTTTGGATGGGGTAATCACGCAAATGGAGGATATGCAGTAAAAGCCTCCAATGAAACTATTACAGGTAACTGGACATTTGATAGTGTTACGGATCCATGTATAATAATGAAAAATGATGTAAGATGGGAAGAGGGAATGTGGGCAATATTTGGAACGAGTGATGAATCATATATTTCTTATGGGTCTGGTGGTTCTTTAATCTTTAATCTTACAGCACATAATAAATTTTTCCACTTCAGGGGAGAAGATGCCGTAGGTACTTTAAGAGATGTAATAAAAGCCTATCCAAACAGTGCAGTAGAATTATACTATAATGGAAGTAAGAAAATTGAAACAACAAATACAGGTGCTTCAACTATTGGCACACATATAGCGACAGGAGATATAATTGCTTATTCCACTTAGAAATGGCTTTAGCAACAACAAATATCAGCACTACGTTAGTAAGAAACGAATTATCTGAGGATAATAACAATGTCTTTAGTTTGTGTACTTCATCACTTATTAACAAGTGGAGCAGGTATAAACCGGTAAGAGACGCGGGAACGGGTCCGAACAGACCATTTGGAAATGAAACACAAAGATGTGGCTTTGATCTGTATAATGAAACGGCTCCATCGTGGGAATATTTACATCCAAGAGGAGGAAGCCCCGGGGGTGAGATAGACGAACCTGGAAGGCTTGGAGATTTCAGAGGATATAAGCATGGCGCACTTCCTCCGTTTGAATTGATTGGGCATCCCTCTGCCACTCAACTTAATAACGATTCGTTCGGCTTTGCTTTAGATGTGAATGAAGATGATATAACGGTTGAGGATCTTCTGTTAGATGATTGGTATTTCGGTGTGCTTGTGGATTCTACTTTTTATAGCGCGGCACACCCTCTGGGTGACAGGGGAACGGAAATAGAGGCAGTATCAATTCAGACAGGTGTGTTAAGTGCAGGGTCGCACGACTGGGCGGCTTATATAACTCAATTCCCTACATCTGCAGGTGAAACTCCCGACACAATTATTCCGCTTCCCGAATATACGGGTTATCATATAAGCGGTACTTGTGAAATTACATTAGAGCCCCCAGAAGTTGAGCTTGTAAACAATTCCAGTATTGTTCCAACAAGAGGAAATATTACATGTTTGTCAGGTGTAACATACGTTACATTCATAGCCTTAAACAGAGGTTTAGCTCAGGCAGTAGAGTTCTTTAATGATGACGCAGAAGGAGCTTCTGTTGGATGGTTTGTGATTACTGAGGGAGATTCTGAAACCGGTCTTCCTGAAACAACTGGTATCTTAACTGTACCGAAGCCAGAAGGGTATGGTTCTGTATTACATCTTAGGGTAGAAGATTCTGTATAAATAATTTAAATTAAAGACAATGGGGAAAATAGTTTTGGTAGTATTAACAGTAGTAGTTGTATCTGGAATAGGATATTATATTTTTAAATTACTACAGAAGCCCAAACGCGAGGGCGGCAATGGTGGTTATGACGGCGACAGCGGCTCTAATGATGAGGATGTAATAACCAACAGCAGAAGGTAACGCAATGCCGAAGAAGGTAATTATGGATCCGGAGGACTTCAGCAAGCTGGTAGATTATATTATTCATCAGCCAGTAAGGTTTGAACAGGCGGGGAAGGCTGTTGAGATCAAAGCCACTATTGAGAAGGCAGTTTTAATGGAGATTGAGATCAAGGAAGAGAAATGAAGATAAGCATTATCACTCCGACACATGATACCAGGTTCCTGAGGGAACTTGAGGAATCTATCCTGGCAAACAGTTACCCGGATTGGGAGTGGATTGTGCTTAAAAATGGTGCGGGGTGCGGGGTGCGAGGTGTGGGGGAAGATCCCAGGATAAAGGTGTTTGATTGCCCTTTTGAATCGGAGTCGATTGGAAGATTAAAAAAATATGCCTGCTCCCTGGCAACAGGAGAAGTTATTGCTGAAGTGGATCATGATGATATGATTACACCGGACTGCCTGGAGGAATTATCAAAAGCTTTCGGAGATCCGGAGACGGGATTTGTTTATTCGGATAACGCAAAGCTTCCGATGAAGGAAAGGTTTGTTCCTTACCGTGCGGAATACGGATGGACCTACCGGACATTTAAATGGAAGGGCAAAAACCTGTATGCAATGAGGAGTCTGCCACTGGATCCGGAGAGGCTCGGACATATCTGGTTTGCCCCGGACCATATAAGGGCATGGAGAAAAGATATTTATGACAGCATAGGAGGACATAATGAAGATCTCGCTGTATGTGATGACCTGGACCTGATGCACAGGCTTTACCTGGTAACTAAATTTCTCTTCATCCCAAAGGTGCTTTATATATACAGGATCACAGGAGGAAATACCTGGCTTAAAAAGTGTGACCTTATTGAGCAGGAGGATAAAAGGTTATATGATAAAAATATAAGCTCCCTGACGGAGCGGTTTGCACAGATTAATAACGTTTAATACTTATAAAAATGGACCACGAATTAAACCACTCGAGATTACTCGGCCAGCTTGCCGGAGAAGAAGGTGATTATTATATCGGCACAGATGCAGTTACCGATAAGAAATTCTCACACGTCATTATCGGACCCGATGGGGCAACAGTATCTGTTCTGAAGGTAATGGGAACCGATGTGTGTACAGCCAGGAACTATGATGTGCTCCCGGCCGGTTATGTAATATGTGCCGGCGGTCGTAATTACATCGATGCAGTAACCCTTACAGCAGGAAATGCAGAAGGGATATTGTATGCAGAAACAGATGTTTAACTCTTAAAAAAGAAGGCTATGAGATTTAGTCCTTTGGGCAGATTCAACCATGTTGGAGCTGCTGTAAATTCGTTAAAAAGTTACTGGACGCAACAAATAGGAACTATCATCACAGATGATTTTGCAAGAGAATCTCTTGGTGCGAATTGGGATATAACTTCTTTATCTACGGTTAGTGCTGCTTGTGATGGAAGTAAATTAATTTTATCACATACAGGCGCAAATACATCAGAAGAAGCGGTACTGTGGAAAGATTTGATGTCGTTAGAAAATTGGGAGTGTGAGATTATAGTAAAACCGAGTGAAAAAAGTGCTAATTCATACGGGTCCGCAATAAGATTCAGTTCTTCTGACACAGTAAATAAATTTAATATGTCAGTTACGTTAAACATGACAACTGACGCTACATACGGAGGTTTATTGTTTATTTCAAATAATGATAATACAGGAATACTTTATCAATGTCCTACAAAAGTTACAATAACAAATGGGTGTTCTTATTCTATTTATGCAAAAAGAGAAAAGAATGTTTTTACAATAAGAGCAGAAAATTTAACTGATCATTCCTCTGCAAGTGGTTCTTATACTTATCCTACATTCTACTCAACCCCTGATAAAAGTTTTCTTATAAATCAGGGGAAGTTAGGATTTCAATCAGTAAGCGGAGCAATAAACATGACTTATGAAGTTACTTATTGTAATATAAACTCGGTTGCGTTATTGCATCCTAAAACAAATGTTATCGGTGATTCAATTTCTGCCGGAGGTTATGTTTCTAATTCAATAGAAGACAGGTATTATGATAGGTTATTCGGCAATACTATTACTTATTATAATCTAATGGCTACCGGAGGAGCAAAGATTGCAGATTTAGTATTAAGAGAAGCAGAAGTAGTAAGATATAAGCCTAAGTATGCTTTGGTAATGGTGGGTGCAAATGACTCTTCCACAAATCATACAGAGTGGCAGACTTCATACGAAACCTATCTTGATTACTTAATTACAAATGGAATTACACCGATTGTTTGTTATCCGACACCACAAACAAATGATATAACATGGATGAATACTGTTATAGATTCAATTTGTGCAGCAAGATCAGTAAAGGTTATAAATACATTTACACCTTTAAAAGCTGTTGCAAATAATACATTACACGCAGATTATAATGGAGGTGATGGATTGCATCCTAATTCGGCAGGGCATACATTAATTTCAAGCACAATAATTACAGCCGCACCGGAATTATTAAAAGGAACTGTACTTCATACTGAAGTAAAAGATGCTGATGGTAATACCTATACTCCGGTTGTGATAGGCACTCAAACATGGTTACAGCAATCATTAAAAACTACAAAATATAATAACGGTGATGCAATACCAAATGAAACTGTCGGTGCTACATGGGCAGGACTTACAACGGGTGCATATTGTTGGTACAATAATGACAAGGCGACTTACGGGGATGAGTATGGTGTTTTATATAACGGATATGTTGTAAAAGATGCGAGAGGTGTTGCTCCTGCTGGTTATCATATTGCAACGGCAGCAGACTGGGCAACTCTTTCAACATATTTAGGAGGCAATGCAGTTTCAGGAGGTAAGTTAAAAGAAATAGGAACAGAACATTGGCAGAATAATGCTGCATTAGGTTCAAATGAAGTAAGGTTTTTAGGAATTGGAAACGGGCAAAGACTTGTCACTTCTGGGAATTTTGGATATGTTCATCAATATAACCCCTACTGGACTTCAACTATTTTTGATGCGACACATAATACAAGGTATTATTTAGCTTATGATTCACTTGGAATAGGAACAGATGATACAAGTCATCTTTCATGTGGTCATCTTATAAGATGTGTAAAGGATTAGTTAAATCGGAGATAAGAACACGAAATGATATAACAATTCAACAAATTAGTGATTTAGGTCTTCAAGTAAACGAAATAGATGGATTTATTCAGACGATATAAGACAGTTGAGGAGCTCGCTCCAGGGTTTATCCTGGAACATGAGATTGCTAATGGCAGAAATACTAAGCTGGCATACATGAATCACGTCAGGGTGTTTACTGATTGGCTTGAAGAAAAGAAGATCCTTCGTCAGCCGATGAAGAAAATAACTTCCGATAATATTTCAGACTTCTTTCTATTCCTGGCAGGTAAAGGACTGGATAAACCTACTGTGGAGAAGTATTTTCTGCATCTCAGGCTTTTCTGGAAGTATGCCGAGTTAAGGGGAGAAGTTGACAACATTCCTTTTGATAATGTTGTGTTCCCCAAAAAGAAAAAGGATCAGGCAGCTGATGTTATTCAACATGTTCATCTCAAACCGCTCCTGGAGGAAATAAAGAGGGTGGATTCACAGCTGTTCCTGGCGTGTATGATACAGTATTACTGTTTTATTCGTCCAGGGAAAGAACTCCGGTTAATGAAGATCGGCGATATAGACCTGGAGGTCGGACTTATTGTGATCCAGCAGGATCATGCAAAGAACGGTCATCGCCAAATTGTAACAATGCCCCAGCAACTTATTGATATTTGCATTGAATATGGAATAGATACTGCGGATAAGTCTCTGTATATATTCGGAAAGAAAAAGAAGTTCGGCACCAAGCCCATCTCTGTGAATATGCTCAGGTGGAGGTTCAATAAAGTTCGAGACAAAATGAATCTTCCAAAGGGATATAAATTTTACAGTTTTAAACATACAGGTGCATCAAATCTTCACATGTCAGGGATCTCTATGAGGGAGCTGATGGACCAGCTCAGACATACCAAACTCGATGCAACACAACACTACTTAAAGAAACATTGCGGAATTATTAATAACAGGATAAGGGATAATTTCCCGAGTCCATATTAAACTTATAGATATGGCAGAACATGAATGCAAGCAGGAAGCTATCTTCCATGATATTAAGGAAAATATCGAAAAGACAGTTAAAAACCTTAAACAGACAGTACAATGGGTTTTGGGAATATCTGTTGCATTTATATTGCTCCTGGTTGTGGGAGTTACTGAAACGAGATTCAGACAATCTACCATAGAGGAACAGGTCCGTAAGATTAATGACGATTATACTCCTCTTTTTATTATGCGTGGTATAACGGGGAGTAATGATAGGCTCATTGATGTAATCAGGTCCCTTCCTGATAGCACAAAGGATGACAGAAGATACCTGGATGCTATAAAAAGCAGGGATGATTTTCAGAGGGAGATACTTGAAATGGCTTCGTCGGCGAAACGGAGCGGCGGATCCAGCTCTCCCGGTTCAGCTAATTCTCAATAATTATGGATATAATTATTCATTGTTCAGACTCGGGGTGGGGAAATGCAGTAACCATCGACAGCTGGCACAGGCAAAAAGGATGGTCGATGATAGGCTATCACTTTGTAATTCTTAACGGGCAGATCTCGCCCAAAAGACACAATTCTTATTTTGATGGGAGGGTTGAGACAGGCAGGCCGTGTGATATGGATAACCTGATAGATCCGGATGAGGTTGGAGCTCATGCCCTGGGATATAACACCAAGTCGATTGGGATCTGCCTGATCGGTCTTTCGGGGCAGTTCACGGGATCTCAGATAAGGAGCCTGATAGATCTGCTTCATTTTATTAAAGACAAAATGGACGCAATAACTATTTTACAGCACTCTGACGTAGATCCGGTTAACCGGCCATATTGTGCCGGTCTTACTAAATCGCAAATGACAATTCTTAAAAATATCTGATATGGAAATAATTAAGGGGTATGACATTCATCCTGATAATTATCTTAAGCCTACTCCAAAGTGGTTAAGAATTACAGCAGATGTTCTGGTGTTTATTGTAATGGCTTACGATTTCTTTAATGTATTTCTAAATACGATGCCTGATTTCCCAAATAAAGAGTGGGTTTTATGGTTGATATCCGGGGTGATCTTGCTGTTTAAGTTTCTCACAAAGCTTATAACTGAAAAGAAAACAACATAATACCGATCTTATGGATAGTAAAATAAAGGGTAATATAGCTAAAAAATATTTAGAGACATATCCTAAAATTCCGGAAAACAGAGGAGGATATAGAAGAATATTTCTGCGATGAATGTGCCAACCACATCCATGAGGTAATTGTTTATAATCTTCATTTAAATTAATATGAAAACAAAAATTATTATAGGTATTTTCTTAATTGCTTTTTCTTCCTGTGTAACACAGAAGAAATGCAATGAGAAATTCCCGTCTGCATCCGATACAGTAAGGATTGTCCAGGTGAGGGACTCTGTTGTTTATAAAGACAAGATAGTAGAGATAAAGATCCCGGGAGAGCTGCGGATCGATTCGGTTGTTATTCCCTGCTCCCCGCCAAAGGCAAGCTATATCCCGGACACCGCCAGAGCAGAGACTTCTCTTGCCAAGGCAAAAGCCTGGTGGAGCTACCCTGCCATTAAACTAAAGCTGGAGCAAAAGGATACTACCATTGAAAAAAGACTCGACGATGCCATAATGGAAGCTTATCACTGGAGGACGGAATACGAAAAGATTGTTATGGTTAAGGAGACAAAATATGTACCGAAGATCTATAAAGATGCCCTGGCAATTTGTATAATTATATTTGTATTAGCAGCGGTATTGCTGGGATGGAAGCTGTATGGGTTTATAAAAAAATAACGAACGTAATCAATTTTATATCTGTTATTTATATATTATTTGAATGCTTGATGCTTCAGCAAACTGAGCTGCTTTAGCAAAGGCAATATTCGGTTTGTCGTACTGTTTTGTCCATTTGGCATTATTCCAATCGGATGTAATATTGGTTCCTGAAAAAGAAGATGCCATAAGAGTGGAGTTCATCCCAGGTTTCCATTCGCAGGTTATTAAAATCTGATTATCTGAGCAAACAATATTTAAGCGTACATTGGTGTCTCCAACATCCATTTTTGAGGCTAAAATATAACCCATTTCCTTATTGTCGCTTTCGATTTTATAATCATTTGAAAGGAGATATTTGTAACTATCATTGTAATTAGTAATACCTGGCTTATTATTAATTGCTATAATTTTACTCGAATTAATTGGTATCTCATCAATAGTTTTTTGAGGGATGATCGTTAACATGTTTTTCGAGCTGGCACATGAAGTAATAATTAACAGGATAGCTGAGAGAATACT